TACCTGACCCCAAACTACTACCAGTACCACCGACAGCCGAAGCACCGCCACCGCCTGCGGCATAACCAAATGTGTCTGACGGCGTAGTGCCGCCGTCATTGCCTTGACTTGGTGAAGTGTTTGGCGTATTACCTGCGCCGCCTGTAAATGGCGCATTTTGTGCATTACCGCCACCACCGCTACCACCACTAGAACCAGCAACACCACTCAAACTTGAACCACCACCGCCACCGCCAGCACTAGTCAAAGTAGTAATACCTGTGCCACTAATTTCGCTATTGCTACCGTTCGAGCCGTTGTTACTTCGTGATGTTGCACCTGCACCGCCACCGCCGATAGTAATTGTGTAGGTTGCGCCACCCGTCAAAATAATGTTTGACGCTGTGCGATAACCACCAGCACCACCGCCACCACCGAATTTAGCGCCACCGCCACCACCAGCAACGACAAGATAATTAGCGATAATGTCGGCTGCCGCGCCAACGCCTGCAAAAATTTGCATGACCTATGCCGACAAATTGCCGACAACCACCCAAGTATCGCTAGCAATCTTGGCGCAAGTCGCAACCGAATACTGATCTTTAGTTTTAAGTTTGCTACCACTCGACCTAAGTGTTACGCCTGCACCTGCCGTGATCGTTACCGTGCCAGCGCCAAGTTGCATAATGTTTATTTGCGTACCAATACCATAAGCAACACTTGAATTTGGTGGAATAGTCAACGCAATCGGCGACCCGTTATCACAAGTAACAAGTTTGCCGTCATCAGCCAACACCGTTGTATATGTCGTGCCAGTTTGCGCGTTAATTGCAATCATCGCTGTAGCGACCGCATCTAATTCGGCGGCCGTTAAAACTTGCCCTGAAGTAAAATCTTGTCTAGTTGCCATAATGCCTCACTTTATCCTAGAACATTAGTTGAATCGATGATGCCAAACACCGCGTCATTTAAAATTAGTTCATAGACGATGGTTGTTGGTGCGGTGAAATACATGATTGAATGGCCGTTGCTGACCGTGATGGTGTGTTCTATGCCTTCGACACTTAGTTCCTGCGCTAGTTCTGTTGTTGTGTTACCGCTGGCAAACGATTTTTCTATGGTAATCGTGTCGCCTATGTCGACTACCGCAATTGTGTCGCGTTGTGCTGTTGTTAGTTTGTTTAGGTTTGTGCCGACTGCTGTGTAGCGTGCCTCAGGTTCTGGTGATAGCAGGTAGTTTGCTAGCGCCAGCGCTGCTGTGTCGTTGTGTAACAGCGAATCGGTGATGCTGGTTGTTTGTATAAAATATTTTGCTTGACTTGCTAAATCTTGTGCTATTTCTTGTGTGCCGCCAGCGATGGCGACTGCTGCGCGATTGACGACCTGATCCGCTTCGAATGATATGCCTAAAGAATCAAACGGCAGATTTGTGCCATCGTCGTGAAAGTCTGCTACTGGCTGGCTAAGTGTGTTGCCTATGCGTGGCTGAAATGTTAGGTCGCCATCACGGGACATAAACAATCTGCCTTGTTCGGCGCTGTTGATCCGTGTGCAGTATTCAAGAACATTTGTGCCTTCGTCAACGGTGAACGCTGCTGCGCCGCCAAGCGTTTGTGTGCCTGTAGAAATGTTGCGTTGTGCTATAGGGAAATCAACTTCGGGCAAATCTAAAACTGCTGTCAATCGTGCGCTAGACAATTCCTCTGACACATTAAATTCGTCTAAGAATGTTTGTGCCAGTAAATAGAAATCGTCTGCACAATAAACTGTTACTGTGTCGAGTCCACCTAGCGCAAAGTTGTAGTCAAAATTTACGATGTAACCGTTAAATAAATATTCTTTGACATTGGTTGCCGAATAGCGTGCTAGTCGCACTTTTCGCATTGGTGCTAATCCTGGTTGCGCTGTTGCTGGATCGTAATATGGCGACTGTTGATCGAACGGATTGAAGATTCCGCTGGTGTCCAGCATGTTCAGCACCATTGTGCCTGCGCTAAATTGGTCGCCTTGATCGCGTCTGCCGCGTTTCACGCTGATTGAATTGATGCCTGTTGTTACATCAGCAAAGTTTGTTGTGCCATCAAGAACATAGGTCGTATTATTTAGCAGGCCTTGCACCGCGTCATCAAGTATGAACGCGTCTTGAATAAATCCTGTGTCAATTTCTAGCGTGTAATTGCCAGCGCCAACAATTGCTGTGCCTGCCATTATGCGACCTGAATTTGTGCTGGCCCTGCTGACCTGTTGTATGCCCGAATAGCGTTAACTACTGCCTGCCCGATCTCGGCGCTAGTCGACAAACCGCCCGTCACATTGACGGTGACACCGCCAACACCGCCGCCGCGCCCTAATGGCACAACTGCTTCAGGACCTTTTTCGCCAATCAACGCCAATGTCGGCGATGTAACTATTCCGCCTTCAGCCAACATCGGAATGTTTGGCACACTAAAACCTTTGCCACCGAAACCTGGGACCCAATCAGGGAACTTGAACGCCAGTTTGCCGATGGTGCTGTTCCATAGTTTGGCGATGGCGTTAAAGATTGAACGGTAAATGTTTAGCACGCCTGTTATGTAATCTTTCAAAAAATCTAGGCTGGCTGTAACACCGTTTTTGATAAAACTAAACACCGAGTCGACTACGGTTCGCACGATCTCAAATCGTTTGTAAAGGACAACTAGCGCGGCAACAAACGCGACAATGCCGATAATGACTAGCGCTATCGGATTGGCTGACATAACGAAGTTAAACGCGGCCTGCGCGCCTGTGGCGATCTGTGTGGCGATGGTCCATGCTTTAATAGCGATGTTGGCGATGACGATGGCGGCTGCAAAACCGCCGACAACACCTGAAATGATTAGAAATGCTTTTGTGTTTTCTTGTGCCCATGCCGCCATTGGTTCAAGAATTTCTAACAACTTTTGCAATACAGGCAACAGCGCTGCACCAATTGATTCTTTAGTTTCGTCCATCGCTATTTTCATTCCAGCCATACGGCCTTCAAATGACATCGCTGCAGTTGTCGCAGCACCACCAAACGACACCGCTAACGCATCAGTAATTTCTGCCATGCTTGATTCGGAAGTTATAACGCCTTTTAATGACGGGTCTAATTTTGTTAATGCAGCAGTTGACCCGTTGTATGCCTTACCTAATGCCAGCGTGACCGTTTCCAAGTCTTTGCCAGTCGCCGCGCTAATGTCCAACGCTGTGTTCATCAAATCTTGTGCAGCCTCAACCGATCCAGTCGACCTAACTAGATTCGACATCGCTGGCCTTAACTGGTCATCGGCCACCGCAAACGCACGCGACATGCCCGAAATAAAATCCTCATTGGCGGCGACCGCTTCTTCAGTAGCGCCAGCGCTGCTACGCAACTGTTGTGCTAATAGTTCTTGCGCTTTCTGATCCTCAGCAGCCGACTTAGTTGCCAAACCTAAACCAGTTGCCAAACCACCCAAAACACCGATTGCTGGCAACATCGCTTTTTTTAATGCAAACGCAGATTTTGCACCAGCGCCTTCTAACTGTTTAAATTCAGCCATCGCTTTTGATATGCCTTTGCCATCAAATTCGGTGACGATAGGTATAGATACAGCCATTAGTTCAATTCCTTTCGCACTCGTTCCATCAGTCGATCAATCAATCTTTCAACTTCACCTTCAACTTGTTGTTTGTTTCGTTCCCATGCTGGCCAAACAAATCGCGATGCCGTGCCATATTTAGCGCTTAAACTTTGCACCATCTGACCGCCTTGTCGTGTTGGCACTTTGCCTTTACCTGACATGTCTAACAGCGCCGCACTAGGGCCTGTATAGCGCACAAAGAATGTCGCCAGGTTTGTTGACGCGCCACGATATTCCCTAACTTTTTTGCCCGACACACCCGATGCGACTTTGTTTTGTTTGTCGTTGTACGGAAACATTTGGAAACCTGACGCTGTAGTCCATTTGCGCGCCATGCCTGATAGCGGTGCAGACTTAGGCAATTTTGTTTTAATGTCGTTTGTAACTGGTGCGGTAATCTGTTTGAAGTCTTTTGTCAGATCGCGGCGCGCTTGTTTGTCAATGTTGTTCAATACGCGCAACGCATCTTTTACACCGACAACTGTTGTGCTTGCGCTAATGCTGTCAGCCATTTCGGGCCTTGCGATCTTTGTTAATCAATTCAATGACCGTGTTCATGTCGTCGATCTCAAACGATATTTCAGCAGGCCAAAAACCAGTCGCCACAAGAATCTGCGCTAATCCGTAGCGGTATGAACCGCGCCTACTTTTGGGTCGTTGACCGCCGTTGGCAGACAAGACTTCAACGATTTCAAATAGTCATCAAATATGGCTGGCACAACAACACCTGAAAGTTTTGATGCTTCGTAAGCCAAATATGCTAAATCCTCTTGACCGATTGCGCTGCCAAGTTCTGATGCTTTGCGTTTATATTTGCGTTCCCATAGCACAGTCGTGAATAGTGTTGTCTCGACTGTGACTGGATCGCTTCCATCTAAAAATTGCACTTCTAGTGATAGTTGCATTTGTTGCCTTTCTCGGTCCAGCCTTTATAAGACTGGCTTGTTTTGTTAGTTTTCAGCGGCCAATGCCGCACGATCATGCGCCTACTGATTTAGTTAAAACGCCACCAGTAAATGTCAGCGTGATTGTTGACAATTCGCCAAGTGATGCGTTGATTGGTGTGTGTGATTCAAGATAAGCGCCTGTCAGCGTGTAAATCGGATTTGTGGCCGATGCTGTTCCTGTTGCTGGTGCAAGCACAACATTCGTTGTGATGCCAACCAAACCATAGATTGTGGCTTCAGTTTCTGACCCTGCGTACGATTGATAAAGTTCAACTTCGACGCTGTTGTTTTGCAACGATGTGACTGCTGCGCCACCAAACTTGCGTGCTGTGTCACCAAATGCGGTTGTTTCTAATTGTTCGTAAACATAGTTCAATGTTGCGCTGGTGCATTGGTCGCGCAAATCAACGCTGTTAATGGTCACATTCGGATTTGATAGATAAACGCTGGTTGCCATAATTTATTCCTTTTCGTTTGTGTCTTTAGTTTTAGCAGATTTTTTGATGGTCTGTGTGGATATATGGCCAGCCTCGACTAGCGCTTCAATGTTTACGCCATCTAGATCGTCGCTGGTAACAACATCGCCAGGTTTAAAACCTGCCAACCTTGTTGATGTAACTATGTAATTTGCCATGCTTGTTTCCTATGCCGTTTGCGCTTGAACATTTGCGGTCACTTCGTAACTTGGATATTCAACGCCGCCTATCAGCGTACTAGTCGGTCTGCCATCGGTAACGGCAATATTGGCCGCTAGCACCTTCGACATAATGTTCAATAGCGATCTTTGCGCGTCTAGGTTGGCTGGCCCTAGTGTGATGATTTTGACTGGAAACATCAATTTGACGATGTTGTAGTTCCAAGCATCAAATGATGGCGCGTCTATAAACACACACGGCGGTTGCATATTTCGTGGATCGTTGACAACTGCTGGCATACCTGTAGCCGCCACCAGCGTCGCTGTAAGATCGTCTAGCGCCTCATTAAACAGATCGGTAAATGCAACAGGCATCAGGCCACCTGTGGACGGTCGACACCTAACAGTTGTTTGACCAATGGCGACAGACCGTTGGTTGATCCTGTCGACATGCCATCAAATGATGCGAAGTCTGTTATTGATCCGCGTTGGCGGTACAGCGCGCCGCCATACATAACGGTTGCCAATTTGACATCTTGGCTTGGCACAACTGTCAGCGAATCGGCATATCCGACTTCCTGCCTTCGGCGATAACAGAACGCATTCGAAGCGGCCGCACAAATTGTTAAAAATGTTGTGTCGCCTGCCGTTGCTGTTCCTATGCCGATCCAATCCTCAATGTCCGTTGCTGTTATCCATGTGCATGTCTGCGTGTATGTGACAACACCTGAATAGTCGGCAACAAATTCGACTGCTGTGCCTGTGCAGGCGTACAGCAATTGGTTCGGTACAGCAATATTTGTGTCATATAAAAATTCGCCAGTTTCACCATCAACACCAATGAACTGGTATTGCGGTAACGCTAAAACTGTGAATGTGCCGCTGAATGGTGCTGCTAAACCTGAAACAGTTACTGATTCGCCTAGCGCGATCTCTGACGATTCAAGCGTAGAAATGCACGCATAGTTGTCTAGTAATTGTTTCGTGGCTGTTTTATATGTTGCCATAGGCGGATTGGCCGCCTACGACTAGGCAATCGCGATTGATTGAATGAACGACGATTTTGCGACGAATGTAGCGAAATAGCCGTAGTAACTAAATGTTCGGCCAAGCGTTGCAGGTACTTCTACCGACATCACGCCTTTTTGCTGTTCGTAGATTTCATAGCCTGGTGCGTAAACAACCAGCATTGTGTTGTTTGCAAAGTTGTTGTCAACAACCATGTTCAAACCATAAATATTCTGACTCGAATACTGCAAACCTGATGTGTTGCCAACGCCGTTGAATGTTGTCATTCCGCCGCCGTTGTAGCCAAGTAGTGGTCGCTTGTCGCCGTCCAATTGGCGGCCTAACAATTCCCAAATGTTTGGCGATACACAAATGTGAGTCGGAAAGTAGTTGCTGTCCTCTGCGATTTCGCGCGCTGCATCATAGATCGATGCGATAAGCGATGTCGGGTCGGTGCTGTTGACTGTCCATGTTGAACCTGATGCTGTTGCACCAGTAACAAGGTTGTCGGCTGCGATGTTGTCTGTAGCAATCAAGTATTCGCCAGCCAAGTCATTCAAAATCAAATTCATTGCTGCTGGATCGGTAAAATCCATGTCTTGAACTGACAATGTGACCTGTCCTGCAACAGTTGATTTTGTAACAACATTCGATGCGATAACCATTGTGGTCGCCGATACTGCAGCAAGTTCTGACGATTGTGTTGCCGCGCTGGTGTGCGTGGTGATCGTTGGTCGAATAAAAGTTTTGCTTGGTGTGTTCGGCATCGCGCGCGCACCAAACGCTGTAACAACTGGACGAACAAAGTTCAAGTCTTGAAACAACGGCCCAAGAACTGGAACTGGCAAAAGGCCAGGTGTGTCGGTTGTTGCAATGTCGCCTGCGGCTGCTTGCAACGCTGTCTGATTTTTTGCGGCTGCTGCTTTGCACGCTTCTTGCACTTTGCGGAATGTGTCGCCGCCAATGTGCATCGCTGCCATGTATTCGCCAGGTGTTGGCATTTTAAATTCTTGTTTTGGTTGTGCCCAAAGTTTGTCGACAGTTGATTGTGCTGCTTCAACTACTGGTGCTTCGATTTTGTCGGTCATGTCTGTTTCCTTTGTTGTGTCTTGATCTGATTGTATAGCAGGTTCTGTTGGTGTTTCGTGGATACTCTCGTCGGCTGGTTTGCTGGCCGCAACATGTTCAATGATTGCACCGCTGAAAGCGCCTTGACTGACCAGCGATAATTCGGTCCATTCAGCAGATTCAATAATCATTGTGCCGTCGTCGTCGTAACTGAATTTAATTGGATTTACGCCGACAGATACCGCGTCAATAACGCCGTCATTTGCAAGCGTCAAATATTCATCGCCTAGTCGAGTGGCGCTGATCTTTGCGGTGAACATCATGCCTTCAGCAGTATCTACGCGATCCACCAATTTGCCAATAATTTGGTTGCTGTCATGCTGTCCAAAAAGTTTCGGGTCGCGACCCGTGACTGGTAACGACCCTTGCAAAAATCTTACCCGTGTACCGTCTGAAACTGTGGCTGTTTCGTCGTAGGTAACTGCAACGCCGCTGATTGATCGGCGCGGCAATCCGTCTGCCGCTGCCGCATCAACCGTGATCTGTGAGGGGACTAATTGGATCATGATGGTGATACTACACTTTCCGTTTCGGTTGTTTCGCGCATTTCGTCCATTGAGTATTCGCCTTTCAAATATTGTTCTACATCAAATTCGACATAAGTGCCGTTAGGTAGCACATTGTTTTGGCTGAGTGTGCCAGCGATGCAATCCGCATAGGCGCGAACGCCGAATGTCCACAAATCCATGCGCGATTCGGCTGATGACTGGTAGGAATACGATCCGACGCTAATGCCTGCAAGGTATGGCGGAATGTTGCACAATCGGGCCATTTCCATCGCTTGAAATTCGGCGCTGTCAATTAACAGCATCTTGTCAGGTGATGTCAATGTTTCTGTGTAGGTGACAAATTCGT